GTTAATGATAGAGTTTGGGCACCTGCCAGTGAAGAAATCACTTTTGTGGCATTTTGTTGTCCAACTCTGACTTTTATATTTGCCATCTATGTAAAGCAATTCAGATCTGAAAGTATTTATGTTTCTAAGACGTTATCTTTGATGCAAGGTCTTTTAAGAGAGATTTTAACTCATTAATCTCTCTTTTCATACTGTCTAATTCTGCTTGTTTATCATTATTTCTTCTTTTCATGTCGATATAATCCTCATATGCATTATTGTCACAATTAACAATAGCACCTGTTTTTTCGTCACGAAATAGATTTTTGTGTCCTTCTACTGGTATCATGCTAACGCAATCGCTCTAAAGTCTTTTAGACGAACTGGAATAGATTCATTCGTTGAAGTCATTACGATCTTAATCGCAAATCCATTAAACTCCTCTAAATCATCCACAGAGAATTGATATTCCTTAAATTGATTAAATCCACTTGGTGATACAAAAGCATCTGCTCTACCATCATTCTGATTTAGATCAATAATATCATTACCAAAACCATCTCCTGTCGTATCATTTAGATTTTTGTAACCAGGAAATGCTCTGTAAGTTTGAGATACTTCACTAGAATCAAAACTGAATAATCTATAGAACACTCTGAAGTCTGCTTCTGGCTCAACACTTGCAGCAACTAAAACTTTAAGTGATGTGGCAGGGTTTTTCAAGATAACTCTTCTTGATACAAATATTGAACCATGAGGATCATCTGTTAATTGATTAGTTCTAGAATCAGATGCATAATTATCTTCTCCAATAGGATTATTAATCTTATTTCTACCTAAAATGAATATTGCATTTTTAGTATCCAATACTGGTGATAAGTTAGAATCAGTAGAAGACATATTTACATTTAGAGTTATAGACTTATTCTTAGGTAAATCTGTCAAATATTCACTTTCATTAACCTTTGATGCCACCAATCTTGGAGTTGGGAAAAATGTTGTTTCATTTAACGCTGTTGGTTCAAATCCTTGATTTAAGAATGATATTTCATTACCACCTGCACTTGTACCACTAATTGTTCTAACATTGGTTCCAACTCTTGTTGACTTACCTGGTGTTATAACATTTAGTTGTGGTGAGAAAGAACTGAACTGATGATTTTGTGACGCAGCAACATTAACACCACCAAATGCTCTTTCATTTGTAAAGCATATGAGTTCTTTATCTGTTCTTCTAGAGTCTAGTCCAAGAACATCAACTTTTAAGTAATAATTATCAAAATTATCATCAAATGTAGTAATATCATGAGTTGTATTAATACCAACCAATGAAATTCCTGATGCCTCGTAAGTTTGTATGTCAGATCCAACAACATGAGTTACTGGTGTTGTGTTAAATCTACCTCTAGTCAAAGTCAATGAACCAGTTCCCACAGTGTAGGATACAATTTCACTACCAATTAAAGCCTCACCAGTCGTTGTAGTAATACCATTAAATGATCTGAATGGGTCTACATTTTCAACTTGAACTACTGTTGCTTCAGCAGTAAGTGCAGATGTAGTCTGGACTTTTAATGTGTCAGGTTTTACATTCTTGATGACAACTTTATTGTTAACACCATGATGTGCATGATTATATTGAGTTACTTCAAATACATCTCCTGAGAATAATTCACCATTTTGTGTTGAATTAGCAGATATATTAACACCTGCAGAGGTACGATTATTGTTACCTGCACCATAATGAATTAATAAATCACCACTTGTAAACTTATCACCTTGAACATCTGTAAGATACAAGTGAGTTGTTGTAGCAGCAGTTGTTTTAACTACAACCTTAAATCCAGCACCCTTTGTGTAATTTGCATTTACGGAGGTATCTGTATTAATTTCTAATACATCACCAACCACGTATCCATTACCCTGTGCACTTCCTACAACAGATGCACCTGTAACAACTCCAGAGGCATTTATAGTCAAGTTAACTTGGATATCTTCTCCAGAACCAGATATTGGTTTTAATTTAACACCGTTAGAATTATTTTGAAAAGCATATCCAGTTCCACCTGATATAATTTCAATGGCAGTTACTGCAGCACCATGTGCTTCAACAATACCTGTAATACTCTTATCATCCGCATCTCCAGTTGCACCAGAACTTACTTTTCTTCCAATAGGAACAGTAGTTTTTGCAACAGCAACAGGTAATTTTACTTTTCTTGGTAACGCTTTAAGTGGATTAGATGGTAATCTTTGAGCATTTAAGTTACCTGCTTCAATTGGTGTATTAAAGAATGTAACTGTTCCAGATTCAACAAAGGATGCTTTGCGTAATTTGAATGTTAAATCTTCATACTGACTTGGAGTCCAAATAGTTCCATTTTGTGATTTAAACAAACTACCACCAATGTACTGCTTACCTACGACAACATCTTCTACATCTGGTAAAACTGTTGATTTAATTGTTTTTTCACCCATTCTTGCAACCCACATCTCATATAAATCAGATGATGGTGCTAAGAACACAAGAGCATATTCTTTTCTAGGTTCCAAATAAATTGGAGACGGGAATCGAATTGTTGTTGCTAAAGAAGCATCGTCAGATACATTAATTTGATTTGGATTTAATGCTATTTGTGCAAAATCTTGAACTAGCAAATTGGTTGGTGTACCAAGTTCCATAGTTCTTAATTCAACAAATAATTTAGCATTTGGATCTTTCCTTGCAAAGTAAACGTCAAACGATGTTAAGAAAGCACCAGTTTCATCTACAGTAAATGATTGTGCTAAAGGATCTCTATTAGGTGCCTCTATAAACTGCGTATCTGTTGATGAATTAACATTTACACTAACAGTGGTTTCATTAGGTCTCTGAGGGGGTGGTGGTGGGTTCCTAACAGAAACCATGTTTGTTGTTTGAGTAATTATAACACCTGTTCCAGTGAATACACCTGATGCATCACTTGCATTTGATGTTTCGCCTGGTAAAACTATCGTTCCCTCTGGTGCAGCAGTAATTCTGAATGTTTTCGTACCAGATCTAAATGTCACTGGAGGTTTTGGTTCTGCATTTGCATTTCTGAAGAAGAATGCACCAATTATATCACCCCAATTATCTGAGAACAAATCAACGCTTGTTACTGTCGCAACTGCACCACTCGTTTCACCTATGATGGTTGCCCCTTTAACAACATAACCAAAATATTCTTCACTATTTGCTAATGCAGTAACATCTATGTTCAATAACCTTGATGTCGCTGAATAAGTGTTAGAAGGTGCAGGTCTACCTGTATCATATGGATCAACGGAATATTCCTCAACAGCAACTGCAGGTGCACCAAGTCCAGCTGCAACGTCTGGTCTTGCATTGTCACCTATTTTATGATTTGGTCTTTGTACTCGTACATATGCAATTTGTGGATCATCCTGAATACTAGGTAATTCTATTCTGGCATTTTCAAAGACTGTAAACGAACCTGATACCATCTCAATCTCAACGAGTTTTGGTACGATATCTGGAGAAGCACTATCAAGATAATGATAATGTCTTGTTGTTGGTTTCAATCCATTGGCAGCAAAGAAGACGTTTCTTGAACGCATGAATGGATCTGCTTCACTATCAATTTTTATACTCTCAACATAATCAAATTCCTCTGATGGACCTTCAAGTACGTTAGTGAAACTTCTTTCAACTGTTTGTGTTGTTGTAACAGTGGTTGTTGTTCTTCTCTCACGATGATTTTCCTCAAACTCATCTAAGTCAGTCTCTAACTCAACAGTCACAGTATCAACATCAGTCTCACTGACTGAACTACTTGAAACAATATTTGATTGCTCAACCCATGTTGCACCAGTTGATTCAGTTCTTACATTTTCAATGTAAATTGTACGTGACCAGTTATCTGATGGTGGATCAAGAACAACAGCACCAGCAAAAACTGTTACATTAAATGGGTTGACATTCACTTTTAATGATGCTTGTGGTTGATCAATCCAATCAACTTCTGTGTAATCAAGTGTAAGAAGATCACCTGTTTTCCTACAATTTGTATCTAATAATTGTAAATTAGAGTTTAAGTCTGCAGCAGCTGGATCAATATCTGGGTTTAGTGCTAATTCTGCTTTTAGTGACCAGAAATCAACCGCACTAACTAATTCACGATTGACAACATTGACTTCACATCTAGAACCTGTTTCACGACTAAAATCAATAAAGTTTCTATCCTTAAAGTTATTGACAACAAATCCTGTCTTAAATCTATTAAGACCATCCTTATCTTTCACTTGAAGCGTTTTTGTATCAAGTTCAAGAGCACTTAAGGATGTCATAACCTCTAAGTTTTCTATTCTTTTTTCTAACGCACCAATATCTCTCATCGTAAAACGACGATTATCAAACATTCTTATTGATGGTTGTTTAACAACATCATAGAGATATGGAGGTAATGTAATTTGAGCAACCTCCATTGAATTACCAACTTCAGTTGGGGGAACAGGAACTTCTGCTGATTCTCCTCTAATTAATTTAACTTGTTCAAATTGATTTATGACTAACTTATCAATTCTTGGTAAGTAGAAACTATATCCTAAAATTGAACTTTCATCAGGAGTTATAACAAATTTATTTTCTTCTTCAAAATCTCTATTATGGAATGAAAAAGGAGAACCATTTACACCTGAACCAAATTCTTTAACTCTAGGTCTAAAATCAAGTATATCGGTTAATCTATTACCAACCACATTTGGAATATCATTTTGATATCTGTCAGCAGTGTATGAATTGATACTGCATACATCACCTTTATTTCCTGCTGGTATTACATATTTGTCAAATACAATTAGTAATCTTCTTGCTGGTATACCAGATTTTGCCTTTCTTTCAATTCTTGAATAATCTAAGAATTGTCTATTATGTCCTTTGTTTAAGTTATAATTACCAGTTCTATCAATGTAATTACCGTTTGTTATTTCCTGCAAAATAGTAGAAATTGCGGATTCCTTAAATTTAACTTGCTCACCTAATGTAAATTTATTGGCGTTTAGATATACAAAACTGATTGTAGTTGATGTTCTTTCAACTATTTGACCTACTGCTCTACTTTCTTGTCCAATTATTTTTTCACCAATAACAGCGTTAGTATCTAAATTTAATCCAGAAACAAATGTTAATTTATCAAATACTGGTTTTAATGTATTTTTTGATTCGTATATTGCGATAATTTTACTTACGTCTGGAACATTAAGTGATATCTCTTGATCTTCTACTCTTGTACCATAACCAAGATTATTCGTTAATCCTGCATCTGTTGTTAAACTACCATTAGTTGAAATTCCAACAGTCCTAGTTACCTCAAACTGTTGACTTCTAACATAATTTTTTGTTTTACTGGTAAGACCAATTTTCTTCAGAGTAACATTAACTGTACATGCAGCATTTGGCTGTGATAATCCATTAAATTTAACAGACCCACCATCAGCAGAAACAACAACTTGGTCTGATGTAAGATTTTCTGTACCACCATTAGTATAGTGAACACTATATCTTTCAGCATCAAATGGCTCAAAGAATGCACTTGTAATACCTGAAGCTGGGTCTAATGCATCATCGGTAGAAATAGTTAAAGAATTACCATTAAGAGTTTTACCAGTTACCTGAGTTGTTATTACTAAATTAGAATTAGATGTATTAAGACTTGATATATTTCTTCTTGGTAATGGTGTGTATAATCCAGAACTTCTTAAATTTCTTATTAAAGGTTCTTTAACCCTAAAGACTCCTGATGATGAACCTGAAGCGAGAACATCACCGTTACAAATACCAGTTACAGTTTGTACTGCTTGTAAATTTATATTTGCACCGTTACCTACATTTGTCACAACATTAAATACAGGATCTGCAAAATCAGCTGATGCGTATGAAATCACTGCATCTGTTGTAATTCCTGATACTCCACCAAAGTTACGACCTGGTATGGATCCTGTATCATTAGAACTGTCAACACTAGCAACATTTAGTACATCTGTATTAGAAAAATTAGTAAGAATACGATCATATAGCACAGTATCTGCAGAAAAATCTGAGACTAGAGTTCCTGAAATACCATCAGCATCCTGAAAAACTGATTTAATATCTCTAACAGTGAAGGCATGAACTTCAAGTATAGAAGCATTAAAATTAGTTGTCTGCTCATTAACTATGATTGATTCACCTTGAACAAATTTTCCAGTTGTTTGGCTTAACGATATCTCATCTAATCCACTTGCATTAACTGCTTGAGATGTATATCCAATCGCTCCACTTGCTAGACCTCTCACTTTTGTACCAATTGGAGCTGTGGGAACAGCAGATAATTTTAGATTAGTGTATGTCTGTATATCATATAAACGTAGATCATACTCTGTGGTAGCACCAGCATGTGATGCATCAGAAACGTTGTATGCATATATTCTTGCTTCACCAATTTTTACACCACTTGAGGCGTTTGTATTTCCTTTTCTTCTACTAAACAATCCAATCACATTTGAAGAAGTATTAGGTCCACCAATATTGATAAATGGTGTTCCTTGAACGTTATTTACTCTTAAAACACTTCCCATATTAAATGGAATAGATGCAGAGTTAATTGATTTTGTATCTCTTGGTTTCTGAACATCTAGAACTGTTGTGCCAGGTAATCTAACATCAAATCCTCTTACATATGCTGTGCCTGGAGATAATTTGACACACATGATATCATCAGAAGGATTATTTCCCTCATCGGTTAATTGATTTTCTGCAAATAAACCATCATTTCCTATTTCATCATTGAGAGAATTTTGTAAATTTACACGGAAAGGTTCAACAGCATAGTTTCCTGACTCATCAAAAGTTCTTTTTGCAAAATATTTTTTAATTTCTGAATATACACTTTCATTCTGTAATTTCTTAGTTTCACCATCTCTTACACGAAATAGTTCGACAAAACTAGTGTCATTATAATCATTTAAGGATTTTTTAGCTAATCTTGCAGTAATCTTAAATCTATCAGCACCTGGTGCAGCGAAGTTTGTAAATCCTTTTGCATTATCGTACAGCGAATCATCATCATTTGCATTGATTACTTCCTCTATTATTTCAAGACCAACACGATATGATGGTTTATTGTTATAAGGTTCAAGAATTATGAGAGACTCTAATACATCAATAAAAGTTCCACGTACAAAATATACACCTTCTTGAATACCAAATGAAGAACCTGTCGCAGAAGCATTTTCAGGTATTAATGTTAAAACAGTATCACCAGAATTTATTGTTGTATTTCCATAAGTAAGATTCTCTTCAAGAATTAATACTTCACCATCTGGAAAAGCAACATTCTGACCATCATTTCCTGATTGATTATATGCAACAAATATAGTAGATTCAGTAACACCCTCATTTGGTGGTAGCACATAATTTTTTATAGTTGCAATTATACCTGAACTTTGACCACGAACTCTTGTACCTTTTCCTCCATTAGCTGAAATTAAACTATCAAGATAAACTGTAACATCAATGCCTAAATGTGTTGAGTTTATTTTACATGAAAAATAAGCAGGATTATATTCAATACCACCAGGTATGACCATTGATCCTTCTTTAAAGATATGTTTTCCAAAAGATTCTACTTGATTCTGTAGAATTGACTGTAATCCAGTTAATTCTCTAGCTTGAACTGGGCTACCTGGTTTAAATAAAACTTTATAGAAATTTTTAGCCTTATCATAATCGTCATAATAAGGACTTATATTTAAATTGGTCTTTTGTGGCATTGTTAGAATTCGAGTATGATTTTAATATCCTCTTTTTGTCGAGTGCTTCTGGTAATTTCAGGTCTATTATCTAAGTAGATAACTTCACCCGACCCTTTATTTATCTCAGATTGAGATAATCCTGCGTTGAAGTTAGTTCCTAGATTAACTAATTTATTACCCGATGTTATAGTTGAAACTCCCGTAAATCCTTTTTCAACAGAACCTGTAAACAGAGATTCATTTCCTTTAATAACACCACTAGTCGCTGCACTTTCAAATTGGAATATTCTTCCATCTGTACTTACACCAACAAAATCAGTATGATCTAATTGTGTTGGATTAAAATTAAGGGATCTATCTCTAAAGTACTTCAATACTTTAGTCTCTTCATCAAATGATGCAACATAACCTCTTGCAATCTTTCCGTTGTTTGGACTTACTGTTAAAACTTGCTCAATTACTTCACCAATCTTGGGAGTACCAGAAACATCTGTTAACTTAACTGCTTGTAAGGAAGAATAACTATCGGCAGTGAAAATGTCTGTTGAATCTGGTTTTGTTGGATTTTTTACAATACCGATTTGAGCAAATTTTGTATCAGTTGGAAAATCTTTTGTTGTATCATCAAATCTTGAATAACAAATTACCTTATCTGTTCCTAATTCTGTATAGATATCATAACCATGCCCTAGACTTGGAGGTATGATTGGAACTAGTTTTGCATTAGTTGAAACAGCATTCGTTCTTAACTCACCCAAATCAACTAATGCATAAGTATAACCTTTACCACCAGAACTAACGGTTACATTAGTTATTTTACCACCAACTACGTCTACTCTTGCTTTACCGCCAATTCCATCACCAATGATAGGTACCTCTTGTCCATTTCCAGTTTTATACCCAACTCCTGAGTTTTCAATATAAATGTGTTTAATTTGATTATTGTTTGCGTTGGAGTTTCCATTTTCTCTAACATTTCTGATTTGACTATCTGTTGATGTAGACCAACCATTTGGAACAGTAATAAATTCTGTTGAATCAAATTTTACAATATCACTAGGTGAAATAGTAAATAAGTATTTCCACACGTATCCGTCTCCACTACTACCTGCTTTAGATGGTTCTAAGTCAGTGAAGGTAGGTTCATCTTGAGATACGTTACCAGTAGGATTATCTCCTGTAGATCCATTATCAATACAAACATAAACCTTAAAATCTGAATTTAACACATAATAATTGGCATCATATAATGAATTTGCTTTCGTATTAGGACTTGGATTTTGTGCACTATAATCATCTCTATAAATTTCATACTTATTTCCAGAAACCCAATCTATTCTTCTTATAACTCTCCTTATATTTGCAGATGATATCTTTCTTCCATACATCATAGTATCGGTAGAATGTTTCCTATATGCGAAACTATCAGTTGGAGCTGGTGTATCTGTATCCCAATCTGTTGTTCTACCAAATCCTACAAGCGTGTTTGTTCCCTTTGGATTTGACAGTCCAATAAAGATATAATATGAATTATTTGTATCTTCTACTGATGCTACAAAATTATTTGCATTTAATATTCTAAATTGATCAGTGACAATTGCTGACATTGTATCTAAACTTTTTCTTTATTTATAGTGGTTTGCTTATCATGCTAAATCTGCCCTATATGAACCAGATGATCTATGACCCCTCTCACCTATTTTATCGTAACTTTTACGTTGAATAGTTGGGAAATCGGTTAAATCAGTGTCAACTGTTAATCCTGTAACTCCTATTGAAATAGGACTTGATGAGCGAACAAGATTAGTGCCATATAGAACACCCCAATTGATAGTTCCTAATACATCTGCCTGACCAAGTGCATTGACACTGGTAAATGAACCAGTTGTGTCTATTCCTGCTATAGATGAAACACTATTACTGTGAACATGACAGGTACAAATTCCTTTTGACCCATCAGCTGTAATTGAATTGACTATGTAGATATTATCAACAAATGTAGTTCCTATACTTACTACACTAGTATCTTTAGGATTTACAGATGTGACACCATTACCAACTTTAGTATCTTTTACAAGAATTGGATAACCAGCAAGCAATTCAGATACAGTTGCATTTTGCAAAGCACCGTTTGAGTCTTCTTCAACAGCATGGAAGAAGAATTTAAGTGCAGCACCAGATTGACCAGGTCTATTTACTTGTTGTATGCCAGTGATAATACCAGTAAAACCTTGTGCATTTGATATTCTTGATATTTTTTCTGTATTGAATGGTGGTGATTCAATGATAACTTGCGGTGGACTTGAATGTGTATATCCTGTACCTGCTTGTATTACTCCAGCTAAGATTATTTTTCCACCTGCTATTTGTGCAGTTGCAGCAGTCGCTGTTGTGCCACCACTCACTGGTCCAGATATTTTAATTGGAAGGTTAAGAGGAGAACCAGAACCAGCATCAATATAACCAGATCCTTGGTTTGTAATATCTAGAGTTTGAACACCACCACTGTTATTGATAATAGCAGTAATTGCAGCACCAACACCAAAACTACCAGAGGTAATTAGAGCATCTACCTCTGTTACAGTAATTCCAGAGTAATTATTTTCCTTAAAGAATGATTCTGCATTATCTACAAAAATACCGTCACCAGGACCACCTTTACCATCAGTAGTAGATAAATCACCTATTATTTTTGATGTTGCATATACTTGTGGTTCTAAAATTGATCTTGACTTATCAATCAATGTTCCATTAATTCTCAAGTCACGCTTTTGTTTTGTCCATGTTATAGGTCTTATGCCATCACCAGTGGTTACAATACCAATTCCTGAATATACATCAGTTTCAACCAAGTCAGTGTTTAATATTTCTTTGACAACTCTTCCTCTAGTTTGTTCTTTTTCACGACTTGTATGGACTATTGGCATTCCTGCAACAATAGAATTTTTTTCAATTTTAAGAGTATCACCTATTTTTACAGTTGGTTGAATATCTTCAACAATTGTATCTACTCCTTGAGTTCCTTTATAGAAGAATATGTCAACATCATCATTGTCATTCAATCCAGGTTGTGATTCACCACGAGGAGGTTCAAGGAATGTAAATGTAGAACCACCCTCAAACTGATATGATTCATTAGGTTTTTGTAATACACCATTAACAAAGATTAATAATACTGCATTCAAGTCAATTAATTGAGACTGTGTATCTGTCAAATCTTTCTCAAAACTTAATAATTCACCATTAAAGAATAGAGGGAATCTTGTTCTTTCACCATCCTGAAGTATTTTAATGCTATCAATATAATCTAATTCACCAAATTGCCATGCAGAGAATTTATCATTGAATACCTCTAAGACTTCTAACTCAAATTCTTGAATAGGTTGTGATAATCCTAAAGCAGTAACTAATCCAACTGGTTTAAATTTGTCACCCTTCTTAAATGAATGTCCACTTCTAGCTATGGTAAATTTATTAATCTCAAAATAAGTTGATCCTATACCAGTTACTGTTGATGTACCACTTACATTCACGTTAAGTAATAAATTTTCTCCAGTATCTGTAGTTGTACCAATACCTATTCTTGATACTCCGACTACTTCCAAATTATCATATGATGGTTCAGGTATATCAATTTGAGGATTAATATATCCACTACCAGCAGCAGCAATATTGAAAATTAAAGTTCCGCCAACACCAACTGTAGCAGTAATATTTGCTCCTGTTCCACCACCTCCACCAGCACCTACATTGACTGTGATAGAGTCTGTGGTAACAGCAGTAATACTTAAGAATACACCTGCTGCAGGGTCAGTGGCACGAGGATAAGGATGATTACTAAAGTTACCATCTTTACTACACTTGAATAAGAGAGAATTAGTTGTAATTCTAACTTTGTTACTTGTGGTTAATCCATGACCAGGAATTATAAGGGTTAGTTGACCTGTATGTGATTCATAAATTGCATCTGTAGGAGTAAATGGACCAGAACCTCCTCCTTGTACTGTTATTGAGTTTGTGCTTGAACTTACAAATTCATGTAAGAAATTAATATCAGTGACACCAATTGCAACTGTTGTGCCACGATAACCTGAACCAAATGTCAAATCATCGAAGAACTCAATAGCATTACCACCACCCTGATAAGTATGAGGAATTGTGCTTGTTCCTGCCTTTACCTCAAATGTTCTTTCAGAAACAATACCAACCACAAATAATGGTCTCTCGTGATCTTGGAAGATTGTGGTTGTAACTCCAACATATCCACCACCACCAATCGTCTTAACTGAGTTTGCAGCAGCAGAAACAAATGTATGATTATATTGATCACTTGGAGCAGATGCACCTACATTGACTCGGAAAGTATTTGTAGTTACATTACTTACAGTTAGATATTGATTTGCTGCAGGGTCTGTTGCACGAGGATAACAATGGGTTGAATTATTACTATCTTTTGTACAAGTAAAGCAAATTGAACCAGTGTCAAGAACCACTGCATCACCATTTGTTAATCCATGATTAGCGATAGTTAATGTTAATACACCAGTTGCTGCATTATAAGTTGCGTTTGTAGGTGTACCAACAACTGTCTTAGGACATACAAATTCTAAATCTTTTAGATGAACAGAATTAGGTCTTCCAAGTGAGAATCCGTGAACTTTTTCTGTAGTAACTGTGATGATACCACTAACATTATCATAAACAGCAGTTTCAATACCAATATTCACTCCTGATGTTGTACCTATGCCAGCAAGACTTGTGATTGCTCCACTTGAGTTTGTAAATGGATGAACCCTTGCACCCACTAAAGGAGCATATCCTAAACCTGGTGTAGAACCTAACGATACTATTAAACCACCTCTTGGAACTTGGTTTTGATTGATATCTGATTCTGAAACTATAAGTTGACCATTTTCAGATGTTATACCAGTGAAGTTAACTGTAGATAAACCTGCTACAGTATCAGCGGTAATTTTATAGTTGTGTCCTGCATTATTACTTGTAAATGGTGTTTGGAATATTCCATTAATGAATAATACACCATTTCCTACCTGAATACCTGCGGATGTATTTGCACCACCAACTGTTAATGAATATGTCTTTCCAATACCTGTAAAGTTATCTGATATATCATCAAATATCATATTAGTTGTATAATCTTGTCTTAAGAATGTTCTACCACTAAATTCTGCTTTTACAAAAGGTAACTCTGTTGGTGTTTTTCTTTCTCTAGTATTACCCTTTGGTGGTTCAATAAAGTAAACTGAACTATCAACAATATTGAATGATCCTCTGTGAACTCTTACAGTTGCACCATTTGAGTGAGATGCTGCTGGTATACCGAGAACTCCTCTCTCAACCCTTACTGAAGGTATGGTGGAAATACCCTGTGATACATTTAATGAGTCATCAATCACACCAGAACCATCAACTGTGCTTGTAAATCCAACTTGTTCAATCTTCATATATTCATCATCAATCTTCAACACGTCTGTTGTAAATATCGAACCAATACCACTCAATGCAAACTGTGAAGTAGCTGCTCCAATATTACCACTCAAAGTATGTGCTATTGATGTGAATGATATAGGTTGTTGGGTTACTCCATCTAAACCAATTATTGTTTTTGTCAATGCTTGAGTCATACTTAACTTGTGAGCATTACCAGATCCAGTGCCTGTGAATGTAATTGCTGTACCAGATGTTATATCCTCTCTAGTTGGAAATAGTTGGAATCTATTTTCATCTAGATTTTTTACGAATACTGTTGAAGGGAGAAGAGTAGTGCTTATACCTGCAAAATTTACAGTTGATCCAATTGACACTGGTGTAGCAGCGACACCGACAAATGTAGAAGATTCTTCGTATGTTAATTCTTCATTAGTGTTAAAGAAGTGGTTATTAATTGTGAATATACCAGTTGATTTTTCAAGTCCAACTCCGTCTGGATTAAATGTTTTAGAGTATATTGGGATTCCCTGATATTTTAAGTCAAATTTAGTTTTATTTGCTCTATTTCCATTTCTTCCATCAAAGGTAGTAACAAATACCTCTTGCTGAACACTTCCATAATTTAATTCATTTGGTGTGTTATCAAAATCAGTAGCTGTATAGAATATTTCATTAAATGCTTGAACATTAACTAATGAAGTAAATGATGCATCTGGATAGAATTTTAAGTTGATATTATTACCGCTTATTTCTCCACCAAAAGTTCCAATACCTGATGTTGATCCAATAGAAATAAATGGATATTGAACAGTCATCACGTCGTCTGCATCTCTAACTGTAACAATTT